ATAAACAACATTCGATTGTGATAAATTTTCACTATTCATTAAATTATGGAACCAATCAAATTCACCAGAGTGGTGAGGTTCATTAACTTTTTGAAATGCCCAATCGTGGTTGCCGGCAATAAAGACCTTCGTATCAAAATCTTTAATATCCATGAACCACTCGACAAATTCTTTTACTTCATGGGGTTTACCAACATTGGTACAATCACCAGCATGTATTAATATATCACCTTGTGGTAATGGATTGATGTCATCCATTATTTTGTGTAATCCGTGGGTATCTGATATACAAACTATTCTCATATAACAAATATAACAAATTAATCCATAATTTCAAACACCAACGCAGATCTTATTTTATTTGAACCATTTGCAAATGTGTGTAGTGAATTACCAAACGTATAAACTGATTTTGTATCTAAAACATGTATTGTTGAAAATTCAGATTCATTTAAAAAAAACTCATTAAAAGAATCGATGTCGTCTTTTTTTTCCTCTAATTTTTCATTATATAAATCACATAAATTTTGTGCACCGTGACGAAGGTGTATGTTATTTTCATAGTTAAAAAATCTTTCATTATGGTTTAATGAAATAATGTGTCTATCTTTTCCGTGATCCCAATGGAAGTTAAGTTTTGATTGGGGACTATAAACCATTAACCACAAATATTTTAAGTTATAAATGGTCTTTAAATAATCAACAAATGACACCAATTCACTTACTAATTTTTTATCACCAAATTGTGTTATTATTGAAGTGTTAATTGGTTGATAATAATAGGTTCTTAGTGAAGCTGATGGGTTATAGTAAATTAAATCATTTCTAATTTTGCCGACCGGACATATATCTTTATTGGGATTATAAAAATCGAAATTATCTAAAAAATCGGATATGTAATCCAGACTTTCGTGTTCAATTTCCATTATTTTTTTTATCTCGTTCATAATAATAAATAGTGCATAAAAAAAGTCAGAATTTCTCCTGACTTAGGGGCTCGCACGGTTTTAATACGTTGAGGTTCCACCACTTGGTTTATGCATACCAAGAAACAAATACAGTATAAATGCTTGATAAAAATAAAACACTGAGAATACATGTCTTAATAATTGACTTAGGGACATTATTTGTTTCTTCCCTTTTCCACTACCTTTTGAGTAGTACCAATCAGCGGCGGTCAATTAGATTAACCAATCCTTAAGTCGTTATATACTCTTTTAATACTCATTACTCATCAAAGATGCCTCCCTGATTCAACCTTGCGGGTTTAGAGAACTTTTTTAAAAATCACATCGGGCTTGAGACCCTTTGTGGCCGTGAACCCCTCACGACTATGTAGCCACCTGTCTACAACGACTGACGAACACTTTTTCTTGTATGATTTTAAGTTGTTAAACCAAAATTAACAAAATTTAGTTTCCGAATTTGGGAAAGTAGTGGTTCGTCGACCAGCCAAGCCACCTTTTGAGCGACTCGATACTAAACTACTCTCTGTAACATCCCTGCTACCATATTTTTGGACCCCTTCAAAACTAAACCCTTGGTAGAGTTTAATAAAGGATGATAACGACACCACTCGTACTTCACCATACCTTTCGGTTTTAAGATTCCCATCATATTGAATCACGTAATCATATAGTTGGATAACCATATTTCTCACAATAACTCTATGGATTATTCTTATTGGTGTTCCCACCTCAACCAAACAACTCGGATTGCTTGGTCATCAAACCACTTTCCCTAAAGTGTTACCCTCAGTACTTAAGGTTCAACGATACTCCACTTGCCTACTCGAGTTCCATTTCTGAAACCGCAACTTACCCCAACCAAGGGTTTGTCACTTTATCCCACTTTCATGGTTTATTTTGTTGACCATAGGCGGCCAATATTTTTAATTCAAAGAACTTTTTCTCTTATTGTTTTACAAATATACGAAGAGTTTTTGTAAAAACAAAATAATAATTAAATTATTTTTTATTTTTTTTCTTTTCGGTCTTAACTTCATAAGAACCTCCCATATCGTGTTGAACCTCAACAACTTTTGTTTTCTTCACACCTTTCCATTCTGATTTTGGAACAAACTTCCAAACACCACTTGCCACTTTTTGATTTGCATCCACATCATCAGTTCTACGAATTTCACCTAATGAATAGGACTTTGTTTCTTTAATCGCTTTAATACATTTCATAGTTAATAGGTTATAATAAAATATAAGAAATAAAATTCAAATAAAAAAATCTATTTCCAAAAAAGTGAAATTAAAATTATGGTAAATGCTAAAATCAATTGTACCATTGTTTTAACCGTGAATGGTTGACCAAAATGATATGGATATAACATTGCCGCAATTACAATACCGGTTACAAAAAATAAAAATCTATTACTCCACATTTCACCGTTGAATGCCTTAACACCATAATGTGATGCCATAATCCATAAAAATGTACATCCGATTGAAATCAAATACGGCCACGGAGTTTTAATCCAATTAGGTAATTTAAATTGCCAATACATAATATACCAGTGTCCTACCGACCCTAATAAAAATAATATTAAGGAATAGAAAAGATTTATAAATTGTTCTTTTACCATAATTAACTTCTTACTAAGTGATTTGCGGCATAAGTCATCAACGCACCAATGTGTTTATATCTAACCTTATATCCCATACCTTCAACCATACCTACTGCCTGTCTTAAAACAGAGTTTGATTTGAATTTAGGATCGGGATTTAAATCTATATCAATCCATGTTGCTTTTGGTAAACCACCTTCTTTTAAAAATTCAGCAATCTCAAGAGATTTCCAAACCTCACCAAGTAATCTTGATGCTGTGTTATGTTCCATCGGTAATGTTTCACGAGTACATAATACGTGAGCACCTTTTCCCTTTGTGTAAAGGGCAATAACGACACCGTATATTGTTTTTCTATTGGAATAACTTTGTGAATCGGAACCGATAAGAATTTCCACATTCTCTCTTGTTGACATGTACTCTCTGATGTATTCAATCACATCTGGAATTGGATTTCCGTAGAGAGTTCTAAATTTTTTCATTACATTTTCATTTACTATAATTATTGGTTTATTGGCTGTAGCGGGTGGGTTCGAACCACCAAGTGGAGATTCAACAAGTAACACATCCGGCCGGAAGGTGGTCTACCCCATATCACTTGTCTATTTCTTGTTCCACGCCCCCGAGACAGGAGGGCACGTTTGCCAAGTTTCGTCACACTACAATGTGTGGAGAGTGAGGGGCTCGAACCCTCGCGCCGCGGACGACCTAACAGTTTAGCAAACTGCCCCCTTCACCAACTTGGGTAACTCTCCGTTAAAATACTCTTTTTTCTTGTCTAATTCTAGCCTCTTCAGCCTCCTTTACCATACGTACCCAAGTTATTGACACGTCGATTGGTGCTAAAACCCAAGCCATAACTAAAACCATAATGGAATCTAATTCAGGTGATGTCCCATAATCAACACCTTTTTTTCTATATTTCTTATTTAATTGATAGAAACAATACACTACACATATTACGTAGTATGCGGCAAAAATACTCATATTTAAAAATTTTAGTTGTCCCTCTAGGATTCGAACCTAGAAAAATTGCACCAAAAACAATTGTGTTACCGTTACACCAAAGGACAAAATAATCATCACGGAGAATGTAGATTTTCACTAACTCGATTTAGCGGTCTCTATGATGATTGGAGCAGATGAGAGGAATCGAACCTCCGTCTCCTACTTGGAAGGAAGGAGTAATGGCCATTATACGACATCTGCATTCATAGTAGTTATGTGAGTACCCAACTCACAATACCACTACGTTTTAATGGATGAAAAACATCTATCTTTCTTTCGGACTTCCATTAAGTCCCACGAGCTTCCTGTCAGAATCGAACTGACGACCTACTGATTACAAATCAGTTGCTCTGGCCTGCTGAGCTAAGGAAGCGTTTGGAGCGGAAGACCAGGCTCGAACTGGCCACCCCGACCTTGGCAAGGTCGTGCTCTACCGAATGAGCTACTTCCGCATTTGTAGAAGATGAGAATTTTGAAATCCCGACCCTTTGGATGTAAACCAAATGCTCTTCCTCTGAGCTAATCTTCTATGGTGGACCAGGTAGGAATCGAACCTACTACCTTCACATTATGAGTGTGCCGCTCTAACCGAGTGAGCTACAAGTCCAAAATTGTGAGAGTGGACGGATTCGAACCGCCGAAGTCTGAGACTCCTGATTTACAGTCAGGTGCCAATTACCGCATTGACAACACTCCCAATTCTGCACTTCCTTTTTAAGTTGTCAATGCGAACCATTCACCGTACCCATAGTAGGACTCGAACCTACAAAATTCAGATCCTAAATCTGACGCGTATGCCAATTCCGCCATACGGGTATTTGCGCTCTCTGAGAATTACGATATCCCGACCCCATCATTAACAGTGATGTGCTCTGCCTCTGAGCTAAGAAAGCAATTGTTGGGAATGCAGGATTCGAACCTACGACCTCTTGGTCCCAAACCAAGCGCGATACCGGACTACGCTAATTCCCAAAATAAAGATAATGTTGGAATACCCGTCTCGTTCCAATCTTAACTGCTTAATCGTAGTTTTACGAGCGCTCGGCAGAGGGTGCTGTTTTCAGATTCCACCATGGATTGTCGACATCCGTAAGGTGGTGAAAACCATTATCTTTGTAGGTCCACGTGGACTCGAACCACGAACATCTCATTAGAAGTGAGAAGTTATATCCCTTTAACTATGGACCCAATTAATGTAATGTCTGTACGGTTTGTGTCTCATTCACTCCTTTGTACGAGTTTCAAAAGTTTCCATTTCATACATAGCGTCTGTTCCGTCATTCATTTCTGAATCATTACATAGTACCTCGGGCGGGACTTGAACCCGCACGGACATTGCTGTCCACAAGATTTTAAGTCTTGCGCGTATACCGATTTCGCCACCAAGGTATGTTATTCCAATATGTCAAAGAACCTTAATTCAAATATAAAAGAAAAAAATCATAAAACAAAAAACCCGAACAATTTTTTAGTTGTTCGGGTCTCGATATTAGTTTAAGATTTTATTATCCTTTATTGATATCCGAACATATGTAACATAACGGTTGCACACCATACCCATTACCATTGTTAAGGGGTCTCGTACTCGTCAATATGTTATTTATATTCTTCATCGTTTTAATAAGTATACACAAATTATAAAAAAGTGTAAATCGTTAAAAAAAAATTAACAAACTCTACCTTTTTTCCACCCATCGGGCACATCATCTTCCTTTTTTATTTTTTTATTTACAACCCCATTTGTTATCCAACAAGTTCCAAATTGTGGATTTTTATTTCCATCATATAATCCCTTTTTGGATTCACTCATTTTTCTTTTAGATTCTTCGCTATGTTTTTTACCGGTAAAAGTGTCATACTTTATTCGACCTTCATTATGAGCCAATTTAACTTTTGGAAAATTGTCTTTTAGTATTTTAAGATGATTTTCTCTATATTTTGGATTTTTCCATTTTTCTTTTTGATAAACAGATGAACCACGTTTTAATTTTAAGGCGTGTTCTTCATTACATATTCCACCACCACCGCCAGGTTGTAAATTCATGGATTTAGGATCGTTTAAAACATATTCGTTTATTAATTCTTTTTCTTTTTTTAATAAACTCTCTTTATTAGGTAAGAACTCTAAAATTTCAATTTTAAAATTTTCTTTTCCATATTTTTCTACTGAACGTTTTAATCTAGTTCCACTTCCAATATAACCATCATTTAAATTGTCGGTACTATGCATTCCATAGTAATATTTTTCATTTATTAAATTTGTACTTTTATAAACAAAATAATATTTGTACGTTTTTCCCATTTATGATTTATAATTCTAATAAATAATATAAGAAATATAATTCACAAATAAAAATGTACCCCCGCACGGATTCGAACCGAAATTTCCAGGATGAAAACCTGATGACCTAACCCTTAGTCGACGGGGGCTTTTCGGGACGAGTTAAGGTTTACTCATAGTCCCTACTTAATAGTTGTGTTTCGAGGGAAGTCCAAAACACGGTATTCACCAAAAGGGACTTTACTTTGACTATCGTACAAACTT